ACAACCCCTGTGAGACGCCCTGAGAGCCTTTGTGTTGGATTGGGGACCACTTATGGGGCCCTGGGGCCAGTTTGGACCCCGAAGGGCCACACGGGGCACCGGAGAGGCTCCAAGAGAGCCCTGCTGGGGGTAGTGGGCGGTCACTGTTCCCTCTGGTCTAGGCCACCAGTCCTATTGGGGACCAAGACCAGACGCGGATCCTTAGAGATCCCCTGGGTGTTCTCGTTGGCCCTCGTCGGATCAAGCGAGAGATCGCCCGAAGAAGGGGAGTTGGTCAGAGCATTCTTGAGTAGGTCCAACTTGCACACGTAGCCGCTGCGCCGAGTGATCTCGTGCATGACTCGCTTGATGTAGTACTTGCCGCTGAACTGCTGACTGATCCCAACGATCTCGATGACACTCTTGGCTGGGAGCAACGGGTCTCCGATGATCCTCGCCGTTGCCTCCACCTCGCCCTGTTCTGTCCTACGGAAGTGAGTGTTAGCTTCTTGAGTGACCGAGGACTGGTTGGTGGCCGGTGTGGTGACCAGGGCAGAGCCCGCGGGAGCCTTCTGTAGCCCACCACCTCGATCAGCAATCAACGTGCTCTGGTTGCCCATGGTGTCACGGGTGGTGGTCGAGTTGGAGCCAGTAGCCTCCACCCGCTCACGGGCGATGGGGTCGCGACCAGCCACCGTGGTCTCCCGGGCCCGGTCGGTGACACGGTGCTCCTTGATGTCGAAAGCGATCAGCAATCCCTCTCCGTAGAAGTACTCATAACTCCTGACCGGACGCCCACCGAGTTGGCGCCGTGCAAAGTAGAGCACCTCGCCTTCCACATAGACCTCAAAGCCCACCTTCTCCGCTAGACGCTGTATGAACTGCCAGTCTGTTTGTCGGCTCTGGCTGAACGTCTGGAGTCCTTCCGCCTCTAGCTCATCGCGACTGCCGATCTCGGCCCTAACCACTCCAGGGAATGCCCCCTCGGCCACCAACTTTTCCACTATCGCGGCACGTGTCGTGTCCTCATGGAGCACGCAGACAGGTTCGTTGGCCAGACTCGTTTGCTCGACACAGGTGATGGTCAGCTTGTGAAAGCCACGCACTGAATCAACCACCATGAGCTTGCTCTGGTTGGCTCCGGGGAAGATCGCACCCGGGTAGCCGAAGAAGAACTGGACCAGGTTCCCAGCGACCCACGCCGGATGATCAAAGAAATAGAGATCGGTGTTGTCCACGACCAACTTCAGAACATCGTGCTTCTCCTCATCGTCGATGAACTTGAAAGACACAACGCGGGGCGAGACGTTGGTCATCCGATCCAACACCTGACCGAGCAATCCAATGTCGCCACCTCCCTGGATGCGCGGCTCCGGGTTAGTGGCAATGACGGTGATTGCGAAGCCGGGACTAGAACGGTCCGGCACTAGGTCACCACCCGAGAGCGCGAAAAGAACGCTGGCGGGGTGCGGATCTCACCGATCACCGTAGCCGCGCTCGGGATCCGAAGTCGAGAGCCGTTCTCCAGCTTCTCCACAGCGTCCACGATGTCGTTGGCCTGGGCGATCACGTCGAAGAACGCGGTGGGCCGGATGTCCTTCTCGGTATCCTTGAGCGCCTTGTAGGCACGCCATGCAAGCGTGTGTAGTGTGTCCCCCTCCGTGACCACGGTGCGCAGGTCGTCGGCCCGAACCACCTTCTTGATTGGGTCAGGCACGTCCAGGAAGACGTTGCCATCGTCGTCGGTTTCTACGGGTGCGAACTCGTAACGGCTCAGTTGAGTAGCCGGCATGGATCACCTCCGAGTGCGTTGGCTGCTGGCCCAAGGGCGGAGCGTGCCATGTAGGGCCATATCCTCGGAGAAGATTCGCGACTCCACATCCTCTTCCATGTTGACCTGGGCGACCATGATCCTAGGGATGGGTCGTCGCGCCTGGAATTCGACGTGACGGAACTCCAATTCGATGATCTTCACTCGCATCGAAATCATGCCCGGCCAAACGAACAGGACCGACGTAGGTGAGGCCGTGGCCAGCCGTTGGCCTCGACGCGGATAGATCAACTCCAGGAGGCGCTGACGGTAGGCAAGGACATCATTCTCTGCCACGATCCCGCCGCCCGGTGCGGCTCCCGTACCTCCCTTGCGTTCGTTGAACACCACCTGGTCGAATACCAGGGTCAGGGGGATCAGGGTGTTGGGGTTGCCGAGGAACTGGAGGCGCTCATACGAGAGCCCTGGGGCTCCATGTCGCGCGTAGTTGGCCCGGTACTTCTCCCGTAGCTCTGACGGATTGAATAGGAACGGATTTTCCCGACCGTTGTCCAGGTTAGTCAGGAACCCGCGGTCGATACGTCCACCAAGAATGCTCCGAAGGCTCTCTGTATCCCTGGTAGCGATGAGCCCCTGGTCAGGCATCAGTTACCTCCAATCGGCGCAGCAAGGCTACCCACCCGAGCCCGTTCATCTCGGTCGTTCTGCGCTGTCACCTCACCGACAACCGTGGTGTCCATGACCACGGTGCCTTGAACAGTAACGGCCCTGCCGCCACTAGCAACGCGCTGAGCAGCGTTGATGATCTCCAGGATCTCTTCAGGGCTGAGCCCGGTCTGCTGCTGCTGGAGTGGGCGCGATGCCGGGACCCTGGTTCTAGTCGCCGGGGCCCCGGACGACGTGGTAGAGGGACCGCCACCAACTGGTTGACCACTGCTGATCGGTTGAACTGAGAATGCGCTGGTCAGCGACGAGGCGATGACCTGTTGCTGCGCCGCATTGGTGGGGGCCTGGAGGAACGCTACCGCCCTCGCTGCCTTGCTGATCAGATTGTTGATCTGACTGATCGCGCCATTGACCATCCCGGTGATCACTCGGGTCACCAGATTGGCAGCGTTGGTGACGGTCCTAGATACGACGTTGAACACGGTCTCGATGCCGGTGGCCAGGGCGACGAAGCCGCTGATGCCTCCGCTGATGTTGGTGATCGCCCGGTCGGCCAGGAATAGGAGCACATCTGCGAACAATGCCGTTGCTGTGATCGCCTTCTCCAAAGGCACGATCAGGAAAACCTCAATCGCCTGGCCAAGAGACTCGATGGCTACTGCGCTATCGAGAGCCTGATCGAAACCAAACACCCCGGCAACAAGACCGAGCACCTTCAGGAACAACAACCCCAGCTTGCTAGCCACGACGATCATGCGACCGAAGACAGGGGCGAACCTCCTGGAGAACACCTCAAGCACACGGCCGATCACACGGCCGACCACCTTGAAGATGGCACCGATCACCGCGGCACCCTTGCTGACCGCGTTCACGAAACGGAACACGCCTTTGTTCTCGGCCCTGAGTAGGTCGGTCGCCAGAGCCCCACTGATCTGGCCGGTGGTGAAGAGTTCAAACAGCGAGCGGAATGCGAGACTGATCTTCTCCAGGATCGGCAACACGGCATCTTGGATCCCAGCAAAGTTGCTCGTCCATGCCCTCCTGAGCACGAACAATGCACCCACTACCAGGGCCACCACGGCGATGATCTTGATGAACGGAAGGGCGAAGATCGCAGCACCGACCGCGGTCGCCTTGATGATGGGAATCAGGGCAAGCAGTGCCGCCCCCAGGCCAGCGACGAGCAACGCAGCACTGCCCACCGTGAAGAACGCAGCAAAGCCATTCTTGACGCTGGCCGGTATCGCGTTGAAGAGTTGGAGCATCGCATTGAGCCCAGAGACAACGACGCCCACCAGGGGCTTGAACACCTTGGCGAACGGTTCACCGACAGCAATAGCGATGGTCTCCAAGGTGCCAGCGAGCAGAGTCTTCTGACCCTCAAAGGTATCGAGCAACGCGTCTCGGAAGCTGGCCGCTGTGCCCTCTGCGTTGTCCATCTCCATTCGCATCGCTGCGATGGCCTCGGCGCCCTCAAGCGTGACCCGCTTTCCGTCCCGCATGGTCTTGAATGTGGCCTGAGAGATGGCATTGAACGCCAGGAGTCCGCGGGCACCGAATGCGGTCTGAACCTTGGCCAGTCTCTGCTGGTCGGTCAGGCTCTTGGTGGCCTTGTTGAAGTCGCCCATGATGTCTAGGAGGCTTCGCATCTTCCCGGTCTGTTGATCGAAGACATCCACCCCAAGCTCGGTCACCGCTGCCTGGGCCCGCTGGTCAGCACCGAGCCGGCGCGTGGCCTCCCTGAACGCGGTGGCCGACGACGACGCATCGATGTTCGCGTTGCGCATCAGACCCATAGAGATAAGCACATCGTCAAGGCTCTGATTGAACACGGATCCCGATGCCGCTGCCTTGGCCAGACCGGAGGCGAAGTCTCTGGTTTGGAAGTTCGACAACTGAGTGATCCGCAGGAGCTTGTCGGTCACCCCAGCGGCCTGATCTGTCGCGATCTGATAACTGTTCAGCGTTCCAACCACAGCCTCTGCTGCGCCCGCAACCCCCAACTGACCCAGCGACCCCGCCGCCAGATCAAGGACAGGGATCAAGGTCTGCATGGCCTCATTCGCTGTCTGTCCTGCCGTGGCTAGGCTGGTCAGGCCCTCCACAGCTTGTGTGGGAGAGAACTGGGTGGCGATGCCTGCCTGGATCGCTGTGTCTCTCAGTGCCGCCAGTTCCTCTGTGGTGGCCTTGGTGACTGCACCGATAGCGGCCAGGCCCTGCTCAAACTCACCGGCTCGGTTGGCAAGGGAAACCGCGCTGGCCAGTCCGACGAACCCGATAGCAGCAACGGTCAGGCCGGCGCCAACCTTGAGCAGAACCGGATTCAGGCCAGCAGCCCCCTTGTTGAACTTCCCGACCGCATCGTTCGACTTCCCGACTGACTTGTCCAATCCCCCGAAGTTTCTGACAAGGTTCGTGATCGCCCGCGAGGCCAAGTCCTGTGCGGTGAAGATGATTCCCATGCCTATATTATTGAGGGCCATCTGTGTCTTACTTCCGCTTGGAATCTTCCTGGCTGCGCCACTCTTGGATCTGTTCCATCATCTTATCGCGCAGCCGCACAGGTAGCGAGCGAACCTCCTCGTAGGTCAATGCGAAGCGAGCGCGATCCGGGATGTCCGAGAGAAGGGCCATCAGGTTTTGGTCTGAGTCTTCCCGCGATACTTCGGGAACAAAAAATCCGAGCGGAACCTGACGTCGTCAGTCCAGACCTGGTTGCAGGAGTCACAGGAGAACTGGACCTCCTGATCCACACCGCAGTCCGGCTCATCGAACGCCGCCCGGAGGAACGCTGCATCGGCTCCACCCAGGTTGCGAATCCACGGATTCCAGTCAGGCTGATTGACCCCCTCGATCTTCGTGATCCGGTAGCGCAGGTAGGCGCTGGAGAGGGTGGCCTTCTTGTCCTTCTGGATCTTCTCCATGGCCCTGTCGTCGCTGCCCAACAGGAGGCGGAATCCAACCCGGACGCCACACCGGGGGAGCGTGCAGAACAGGGGAGCTTCCTGCGGGTTGATCACATGGGGCTTGGACGACTCCGGGAGGGCCTTGATGGGCATCTCTTCCAGATCAATGTCGGTGTCCACGTTCTGCTGGCAGTTTGGACACGGCTGGGAGAACGTGAGTTCAGAACCCCAGGTGTAGATGCGGTTCTTCAGCAAGATCGTCATCCGGTCGCCCTGGAGGACGGTGGCCCAATCAAGCCACGGCTCATCATGCTTCTTGTTGCGATCGCGCAGCTTGTAGAGGCCGACGTCATCGACGCCCTCAGTAATCGCGGTCAGCAGTTCTGTGACCGCAACGCCCTTTCGCTGGCTTTTGGGATCCGCAAGCAGGTCTTCGTCTGAGACCTTGAACTCACGCAGGGTGACGGAGAGCCCGCTAGGGCACTTCACGGTTAGGGACATCATCCCCTCCTTCTATCTGTTTCGGTTTCGCTGTCTCTAACTGTCTCTAATGGTGGTGGGGCGCCCCTTGCAGGATCGGCTATGCGGTACCGCATAAACCGGGGCCCACGCCCCACGAGGCCCGCGCTACGCGCTAGGCCGATGCGGGCAGCAGCAGGACGAGGAAGTCCTGACCGGTATGGTCGGTTGCGGCTTGCTGGATCTGGTCGTTGACCGTGATCGCGGACTCGAAATCCGCCGGGGTGCCCAGAGCGCCAGGGGTGGTGAGGTTGGCGATGGTCAGAACGCGCTGGCCGACCACGGCGCCAGTCAGGGTGCGCGCACCCACGCCGTTGCCAGCGGTGAAGAAACCGGACAGTAGGCCGGCGCCCATCTTCGCTCCGGTCACAGCGCCGCCGGCCAGGCGGTCGGTGATCACCGAAGCAGCCTTCAGCCGATCCTGGGCGTCGATGGATCCGGCCGCGAACTTGGCGTCCACGGTGGTTTCATCGAAGTAGTCGGTAGCCGTCTTGAGCCGACCCGCAGCGTCAGCGGAGAGGACCCCGTCCTCCAACTCGGCCGTGCTGATCGATCCAACAGGAAGGCCGCCGCCCTCCAGGACCACGATGCGATCCTCCAGATCGAGGATCGCCTTGCCTTTGTGTGTGCTCCTGTTGGTGGCGCTCTGGTCTACTGCGGGCATGTTGTCTGTCTCCTGTGGATATGGTGTCTTGTGTTGGTCGCCACGCCACCCTGCCTACGAGGGCTAGGAAGCGGAGTCGCCGCCCGGAGTCGGGTAGTCGTAGGTCAGCGTGACCTTCTCGATGGTGTTCTCGTCGGCGTTGTTGTCCCAGTCGCCAGCAACCCACTTGACCGGCCAGGCGTTCATCAGGGTCCAGCGCCGTAGCTCCCTACCGTTCCGGTCCTGCTGGACCAGGTCAACGGACCTCTTCTGGGCACCGTTCACCAGGACGCCACCCAGGGCAACCTGCTGCTGCATCCAGGTGAACATATCCAGGTCGTCGGTGGCCCCTCGGGTGAGTTCGACATCTGCCACCGTGACCCGACCACCACTCTTGTCCGGGATCAGAGACCCGCCCTCGTGGTGTTCGATCTTGGCGACTTCGATGCTCAGTTCGCCGCACGTCTGGAAACCGAAGGAGGCAATCCCCGCGATCTCGATGACGAACTTGTACTTCTTGTAGAAGTTGCGGGTGACACCTTGGATAGCAGCCATGTGCTTACTCCTCTACCTGTTCTGGGGCTGAGCCCTAGCCGAGTTCTGCCGCCAGCCGCTCCTCAAAGGCGCGGGTGTCCTGGGTGATCTTGATGACCAGGAAGTCCAGGGGCTTCTGCGTGGCCAGTCCGATCCGCATGACCATCTGCCCGGCGAAGATCAACTCGATGGGGTTGACGGCGTCGGAGACGTCGACAAAGAACGATTCCGCAGGTGTGTCTCCGCGGAACGCCTCCACCCCGAACTGGATCAGCAGGAACGCGTCAGCGGCCCTCTTGGCCTCCATGCGGAGACGCCGGTCGTTGTTCCGGTGCTTGACGAACAGGAGCCCCTGCTTGAGCGACTGCGCGATGAAGATCACGCCACGACGCTCGGGAATGCTGGGGAAGTTGCCGTTGGACTTGAGCGTGCGGCTGCCATCGACGTGGATCGGACTGCCGTTGATCGTGGTGATCGGGTTGATCCTCGACGGGTAGACGACGTCGCGCTTGCGCTCGTCCTTGGTCTCGTCGCTCTCAAAGCCCAGGACACCAAACAGGCGCCCACGCTCGACGTTGGCCGGTGCCTGGTAGACGCCACCGGGCAGGCTAGCATCGGTGCGCGCATACATGCCGATGATGTGACCTTCGGGCGGAACGACGATGCGCTCCGCGGGTCCGAAGACAGCCGTGGACGGGTTGAGGATCTCCACCCTGGGCCAGTAGATGGCCGCGAACTCCGACGCGTTGACCAGGAGCGCGGTGGTCTCCACGTAGGTCTTGATCCCCTGTTCGTCCAACCCGGCCGGGGGGCCCAGCACAGCGAAGCACGACTCGGCTCGTTGAACCTCGCAGTACTGAAGCATCGTGTTGTGGACCGCACTGGTAGCACGACCGGGGACGGAGACCAGGGTGATGTTGTCCACCAGGTCGAAGGCGAACAGCCCAGTGTCCCCGGCGTCACTGCCAGTGAAGTCGGAATCGACCAGGCCCACCAGGCCATCGTCGGCCAGCAACCATGTCGAGTAGGTTCCCAACGCGGGCGAGTCGGCCGGCGGGGTCGCGGGGCTGCTCAGGTCGGTGACGATGATCAACTTGGAGTTGGCGTCGATGAACGCCTCCACGTAGCGTTCATCCAGGGCGTCCATGGACAGGTTGGGCCAGACCTCCTGGGTGCTAGTCCCCTTGACGATCCGAAGGTTGAACCTATCCGCGTCACTGCTGCTGGCCGCTTCGATGAGAATCGAGTGACTGTTGATCCAGGTGCCCGGCGTCTTGCCCGCCACCGTGATCGTGTTGGAGACTGCCGCGGCAGACCCATTGATGGTGATCGGCAGCGCCCCGGTGAAGATCCCCAACGCAGTCGTGGCCGCAGTGATCTCCACCTCGCCAGCTACGCCCGTCGTGACTCCAGTGAGGCGCAGGACGCCAGCCACTGCAACGGCAGTGCCCGCAGACAGAGGCAGCGCGGTCAGCAACGCTGCAAGCTCCACCGCGGTCACAGCATCGATCAGCGCGACATTGCCGGTGCCGTTGGTGGTGCCGGAGGTCATGTTGAGCTTGCCGGCGCTGATAGCGGTCGAGGAGGCATCGATCAACAGGGCTGCGCCGGTTCCCTTGGCGTCGGAGAAAACTCGGACCGCACCGGCGACATCTTCGGCACCAATCCCGATGCCATCGCGATTGATGAAGTTGACCAACTCCTGCGTGGTCGCAGCACCGATGGCGCCGATCAGCGGGTCGGTGTCGGTGAACGTGATCGTCCGCAGAATGTCCAGAACTCCGGTGATCTTGTCAGCGACACGGTAGACCAACGTGTCGCCGTTGGTCAGCGCGTAGGGGGTCGAGTTCGCTGCCAGGTTGAGAGCCGACGTCGCCGCCAAGGTCAACGTGTCTGGCCCGGTGTTGTCGATGTCCACCACCAAGTCTTGGCCAGGCAGCAACGTGAACGGACCGGCGACCGAGTCCAAGGTGGCCGGTGCGGCTGCACCTCCCCGGTCGGGGATGTTCTGCGTGCCAGCCACGGCGGTCTGGGTGCCGTTGTCGAGGATGTCCGTGTAGTGGACAACGCGACTGGTCCAGACCGCGGTCGCCCCATTCAGGAACGCACCCTGTACTGCCATGGGGAGGTCTGAGTTGGCGATGAATCCACCATAGGTGTCCACCCACCCATCCCAGGAGGTGTGGAACTGCGGCACCCGAACGGGCCCACGCTCGGTCACGCCCTCAAAGGCAGCGACCGACGTCTCCACGCCAGGGATGTTCCTGATCGAAGGCGGTTCCTCGACAACGACGATCTTCGACGCGAGGAGCAGGTTGGATGCGGGCATGGAGAGTCCTCCCTAGTTGCGTGTGCTTGCTAGCCGACGACCCGCAGGGTCGCGCGACCCTTGGACGGATTGAGCGCCGCTTTGACCTCGGCGCACAGGAGGGTGTCCGCGTGGACCTCTTGGGTTTCCAGCGAGAGCATGGTCAACGCCTCCGGCTTGCCGGCGCCGTTGCCCCCAGGAGCATTCTTGAACGTGGGATGTTCCAGGTTGAAAACCCGCATCCGTCGCTGGAGATTCTTCAGCTTGACCATGTGGTCCTCCGCTGTGTTGCAGTCTTCGTCAGGAGTCTAACAGAGCGCACTCGGGGCTGTCGAGAGCCCTCTGTGTTGTCTACCCGCGTTGAATTATGCGGGACCGCATAACCATTACGGGATGGGCTCCTGGGTGATGATGGTTTGGTCTGCACCGCGCGACTCAGAGACCTTGGCCGCAATGGTCTGCACGCCCCGCAGCACCAGAGCGCCGGTGAACTGGGCGAAGCCAGAGCGTGTCGTGTTGACTGAGAAGTTGGCTCGCTGCTCCCAGACCGGATTGATCTCGATTGAGATGACCCCGTTGGCTTTGTCGCTGCCATCCATAGGGATCTCCAGGAACGAAGTCCGATCAAGGTAGCGGGTCAATGCCTCCCACAAGTTCATCGCCTCTCCCTTGGTCTTGGCTACACCGACGTAGCTGTAGTCGAGACGGACCGTCACGGGCTGGTGGTAGTTGTCGAACTCGGCACCGCCTGGGCTGCCGGCCAGGGTCTCGATAGCGAAGCGTCCGTTGATCCGATAGAAGGGGTCTTCGACTACGGTTGGACCCAGAACTTGCAGGCTAGGCTCACCGGACTGCACCTCCTGCTCCGCAGCGGCGCTGGCCACGTCCACATACTCGGGGTGCATGTTGTGATGGGTGTTCTCCAGAACCGTGCGGCGTAGCTCAGCGACCAGCGTCCTAGTGATCACCAGGACTGCACAGTCCTCCGACGTAGCCTTGTCCCGCTCCGTAGCGATCCTGGGTCGGCGGTAGGTGAACGCGGCCAGCAGGGTGGTCGGTTCGGGAGGACCAGAGGCGGGTACGTTCTCCACCGTGACGTCCGCAGCCCCCAGGACTCCCCCCGGAGTCAGGGCGATGATCTTGGTCGCGTCTACAACACCAGCCTCCAGCGCCGACACACCACCAAAGAGGACGTTGACCGTGCCTCCGCTGGCGATGTCATTGAACCCCGTACCGATGATGGTCACGAAGGTCTCTCCGAGCGAGAGTCCTCCGGCAGGAGTGACTGAAGTGATCGTCGGTGCTGCCACTAGATCGGCCCTCCTCCGACGATGAACGCCTTGACGATGATGCGTTGAAGCTGTGGTCGGATCGCATCAACGGTCGGCTTGATGAATGGGCGCTTGGGCACTCCGGGATGGATGATCGTTCTCTTGTTTGCCCCGATGGGCTTGATTGTCCCGCCGGTCTTGATGAACAGGAACAGGAACAGCTTGCGCATCTTGGCGGTGACTGCGATCACGAACGGCTTAGTACCGAACTCGTGGGCGATGGCAATGTTGACCGGATCCTCGCCATCGGCCCCTCTGCGGGTGCGGTGGACACCGACAAACGCTGCTTTGTTTCTCTTGTCCAGCGTAGTGGTGATCGACCCGAATAGGCTCGCTCCGGGAGTGATCAGCGGCTTGGTCCCCTTACGGAGCAGCTTAGTGATCGGGCTCAATGGCTTGAGAGGAACCCCTCCAGGAGCACTCTTCTTGAGACCCAGCTTGATCTCCCGTTCAGCAAACAGGGCCGCGTTCTTCACGGCGATCCACTGGCGACCCTCGACACTCTGGACAGCATTCTGGAACCTCCGACGCGCTACGTCAAAACCCCGCGTGTTCATTCCCAAAGCGAATCCGGCCACCTACTCGATCTCCCTTTTATGCGGTACCGCATAGTCCTACGACTGCGCGGGCTGCCTCTGCTCCAACATGATCTTGTAGATGCCAGAGCCAGTTGCCCCTGGCCGGACCTCGACCACATGAACTCCAGATCGGCCAGCGGCCTCAAAGTCCACCCTGACCACGCCCGTCTTGCTTTGCAATCGCAAGAGTCGGTCATTGGGTCTGATTCCAACCTGACCCGCGGTCAGCAGTCCCGCCTTGGACAACTCGCTGGTGGCGATAGTCAGCGTAAGGAAGCTCTCTGGTTCGTTCCCACTCGGGGTCTGGTTCTGCTCCTCAAAGGATCCAAACTTTGCCTTGCACTTGATCGAGGCAGTGGTCTCTGGCCGGACCCTCTCTCCGATCCCATCGGCGTCGTTGTCCTCCAGGAACGGCTCACCCATCAGATCGTCCATACCTGGGTTGCCCGGCTTGGCCGCGAGAACGATGGCTGCGGCCTCATCGTAGAGGCCGAGCACCGCCACCTCTACCGCCTCACCGGAAACCGAGTAGCAAGGCTTGTAAAGGCCCATCTACGTCCCCACATTCTCCTTGGGCTTGTCCTTCCACCCACTCATACCGCTGCCATCCGTGGAGGTCTCTTATATGCCATCAAGATGTTGTCGATCTCTGAATCCCCGGTGAGTCCACCCTTGAGCCAGATGTTCTGGAGCTTGATCGTCGTCGTGTCTTCCTTATCGCTGACGATCCGATACTTGTTTTTCATGTTCAACTTCTCGCAGATGTCGGCGTCAAGCAAGAGATCGCGCTGGACCAGTCGGCACGTAACCTGACGGATCAAGAGCGGCGTAGATCCGAACGGAGAGCCATCTGGATCCGTGTAGCCAAACACTCCCTGAAGGTGGACGTTGAGCCGGCCCCAGGGGAAGACATGCGGGGCTGGGAACAGACCGGATGCCACCGTCTCCACAATACGTGACTGGAGGAACGCGATCCTCGGGGCCTCTCGGTCGTCGGGTTGGGTCATCCCTGAGAGGTGTCGGTTGTAGACCCGGACCAGACCCAGGTCTATCTCGGTCAGGCCGGGATTGAGGAGCCCCTGTAGCTCGATCTCCAGCTTGTCCAGCCGGATGACTGGGATGCCCAGGTGGAGCACCTTGGTGCCACTGGCGAAGCTCCCACCGGCTCTGAACCCGCCCTTGCCATCGACCATGAACTTGACCGGGTCGGTGAACGTACGCGGCACGAACCAGCGCCCAGTGACCTTCTCGACGTAGCGCGTGGCGAGGAAGATCAGATTTTGGATGCGCGCGTCGGTAATCGGAGGGTCTGGGAACTCGGGGGCAACGAATCCCTCATTGCGAACGTCAGCCACAGAGCAGTAAGCATCGGGGGTGGTCCCCGATGCCTCCTTGACGAAGAACTCTTCCTCCAGATGTTCGATGGGGCTGAGTGAGTTCTGCTGAAACTCCCACTCGATCTTGTGGTCCCCAACTGGCTCTGCGAGATCGACCGTGTAGGGGGCGAAGTAGTGGCCGACACCGAGACGATGCCCCAGCGGATCGGCCTGCGTCGGATCTAGAACGAAGAACGTCCCGGCCGTGGTCGGGAAGACCTGGACCGGGACCGCCCTCTTGGCCGGTGTGGAGATGTCGAAGACCCTGAACCGCAACACCGCGACGTCGGTGAGCACTTGAGGCAATCCAACGGCGGTGTAGAGGTCAAGAACCGGATTGCTTGCACTACTTGATTCGCCACGAGCCAGTGAAGGCATGAACTGCTCCTACTTGACCTTCTTCTTAGCCGCAGACTTCCGCTGCTTCCGGGCCTTCTTCGGGGGAGTTTCGTCGGCCACGTTCTGACCCTGGGCCAGCGACGCGTTCGCCTTGTTGAACTCCTCGATCGCCTGAACTTGGATCGCGAAGTTCGGGTGAGTCTGAGTGGCAATCAGAAACTCACGTACCCCGTTGGCGTCTCGGATCGCGGTCCCCTTGAACGTCGCGCCGTCCCAGACCTCTGCGATCAACATGACCTGAACCGGGGTGAGAGCCCGCATGATCGCTTCGTGGTCCTCGTTGGTGATCTTCATCCTCTAATCCTCTCTTGCTCTAATTGGTAAGCCCTAGGGCTAGCTGATGCTCTCCGCGGTGTTGATCGCAGCCTCACGCGCGGCGTAGAACTCCGAGACAGTCATGGCCTTCTCGGCCGTGGTCAAGTCGCGCTGAGGTGGATCGGCGACGCCGACACCACTCTGGTTGTACCCTTGGATGGTCGCGTCGGCGCCGTCGTCGAGGTTGTAGCTCTCGACCATCAACCTGAGCGGGGCCCCGTTGCCCCCGGTCACCCTCCACATACAACTTCCGGGCTTGATCTGCTTGGCCATGATTGTCCTCCTGGGTGTTCGGAATGCAGTCTAGCAACTGCCAGCTAGCTGGTCGACCTAGGTGATCTCGCCGAGTTCGATGGAGAAGTGCTTGAGTCCTCCGGCGTTGAGTTCCGCCAGGAGGAATCCCTTGTTGCCAGTCCCGACCGCGAACGCCCACTGACCATCAGCGGTCAACGTCGAGAAGTCTCCGGTCACCGGGGCAGCCCCGGCCAGTGCGATCTTGGTCTTCTGGTCTGCGAGCTTGGCAAGTGTCACCGCCCCGGCGTTGATCTCAGCCGTGTCGACGGCATTGTCTCCGATCTTCGCGTTGGTGACCGCGTTGGTCCCAAGCTCAGCCGAGGTGACGGCAAGGGCTGCGATCTTGGCCGTGGTGACCGCAAGGGCTGCGATCTCCGCAGTCCCAACACCGAGTGCCTTGATCCTCGCTTGGTCTGCGTTGACCTCCAAGGTGGCGTCGTCGGGGATCCAGTCGAGAGTGTCTCCGGTCTTGGTGAGCGCGGCCCCCGCGGTGATCTGGCCAAGACCGGAGACGCGAGCAAACGTCAGCGTCGTGGTGTCGACGGTAATGGGATCGTTCGTGGTGAGCAAGAATCCCTTGTCACCGTTCGCCGTCCCCTCGTCGGCCCAAACGTAGAGACCCGCCGAGACCTCTGCATCGTCGTCTGCATCGGTGGCCCGAGTCAGTACGAACGCCACGCCCCCGGTCCCCTCCGTGGTGACCTCGTAGAGCCCGTTGTCGGCCCCGGTGACCTGGTTCTTGACCAGGATCCGGTCACCCAGGACGGTGGCGACCCCGTCGACCGTGAGCACCCCCACCGCGTCCGCGGTCAGCGTCTTCCCGACCTTCGACCCGGCCGCGGTAACCGCGGGCAGTGCTGCATCGGTCGCAACGCGTGCGGAATCCTTGGCGTCCCTGGCCCCAGCGACCTGGGAGTCCACGTATGCCTGGCTCGTCGCCATACCAGATCCGCCGGGGGTCGCCGGAACGGCGAGGTCACCGCTGCCGTCGCGTTGTGCGATCAGGTCCGCGGTGGCTCCGGTCCCGAATGCCTTCTCGGCCAGGGCTGAGGACTCCGTGCCCATGAGGGTGCCGTTGGTGCCGGGGCTGTGATCGGCCGCCGAGTTGAGTCCGTGTTGCATCATGTGACCGGCCATGGGTGACCTCCTTTATTGCTAAGTAAGTTCGACCGTGTGGAAGTCCGTCGCGTCACCACCCACAGTCGAGTGACGGAACGCGAGGAAGGTGTTGGCGCCGGACTTGGTGAAGAATGCAAATTCTCGGACCGAGGCGAGTTGGTCCAGTTCGCCGCTGAATGCCGGCAGTGCCCCGGCATAGATTCTAGCGGGCGCCCTATAGTTCGCGTTCTGAACCTCGACGACCGAGTCGGTAATTCGAAGTCGCGTAGAGCGAGTTTGCTGCACGCTACCGGACGAAATGGCCGTAGGCGTTTCAAAGCTGATGGTCGAGGCTGTGCTGGCGCCAGTACCCACGCCGGAACCGAACACCCAGGATGAACCGGACACGTCCACAGTGCCGGACGCGGTGTCGGTGGCGAACAGGGAGACGGTGGCTGATGGGCTGGCGTCAGCCACGCCCCTGCCGAAGTGCATAGTGTCGAAGTAGGAGTTGATCGCAGACGGGCCGCCGAACACCAACTGGTTGGTCGCCGTGGTGAACGCCCGCGCCCCCACAGCCATCGAGTCGTTGTGGGTGGCTTGTGCTTCCTGTCCGAGAGCAATCGCACTGAGCGCGGTGGCGTCGGTATCGGCACCCAAGGCAAGAGCCCTAGATGCTGTGCAGGTCGCGCGACGACCAACAGAAGTGGACGACGTCGCCGAGGCAACAGACTCGTTGCCGAGCGAGGTTGCCTGCGTGCCAGACGCGGTCGCGGACGCGCCCACTGCGACTGACTGCGTGCCTGCGGTGGCGACCATGCCTACCGTGACCGACGCGTTGCCTGTAACCGAACCTCCAATCGCAACCGAAGAAGTGAGTGCGGTGACGTTGCGGCCGATGGCGATGCAGGTCGGCGTGCCCGAAGCGACGGCGCCGTTACCGATAGCGATGTTTCCTGTGCCGACCGATGCCAGCGAGCCTCGACCAAGCGCGATCGAGTCGGCTGCCGATGCCACCGCCAGACGGCCCAGCGCGGTTGCGTTGCTGGCGCTGGCGACCGCGCCGTTGCCCAGCGCAGAACCGCCAACCGCGCTGACGGTTGAACTGGCGCCCACGGCAAGTGCGTTCGTGAAGGTGCTGGTGATGGACGCGTTCCCGTAGGTGGCACTAGATGATCCTGTGCATAGGCTGTTGAGACCAACCGCGGTATTCCCCGCGCCGGCCTCGGCAGATCGACCTACCGCGACACCGGTGTCGCCTGACGCGAGCGCCCCGTACCCAACAGCTACGCCCCGGCCGCCCGGCGTGGTGGCGTTACGACCGATGGCTACCGACTGATTCGATCCATCAGCACCAAGGCCAACCGTGACAGACTCGACTCCTGTGGCCGAGGCGCCGATGGCCACAGAGGCGTCGAGCGTGGTGACGTTGTAGCCGAGTGCGACGCAGGCGGTTGCACCGGAGGCGATTGAGCCGTTGCCGATGGCGATGCTTCCTATGCCTACCGAAGCCAGGGCGTCACCACCAATTGCAATGGAGTGAGTGGACGTCGCGTTGGTGTGCCAGCCCACGGCGACAGCCAGGCTAGCACTGGACACCGCGGTTGCGCCGACCGCAGTTCCGCCCCCCGCCGACGCAACCGCGCTCCGACCCACCGCGACGTCTTCGGTGACGCTTGCCGATGCGCCCTTACCCAGCGCGGTGCAGTTGCTTCCCGAGACCGCTGAGGCCCCGAGCGCGGTGCTGCCATCTCCGGTACTGGTCGCGCCGTCACCTACAGCGGTCTGGAATCCATTGGCAGTCAGATTCTTAGCGCCGGATCCGACTGCGGTACCGGCCGAACCCCTTGCGATCGAATTTGACCCTAGCGCGAGTCCGCCGCCGTCTACACAGGAAGCCAGGTATCCAATCGAGGTGGCTCCAGCCGTGGTATTGCCTGCACGGTGGGCAGAAGCGCCCCACCCGACCGCGGTGCTGTTGTCCTGGGCGTAGGAGGTGGCCCCCATCGCGACTGAGGACTTGATCGCTACGCCCTGGAAACCTACGACGGTGTTCGCGTTCGTCAGGTCCAACACCGCGGTCCAAGCCAGGGCGTCACTCGTCGCCACCGAGACGATGTCACCGTAGGCGCGGGCCGTGTCCACGTCCCCGAACCCCATGAGCCCACTGACCGCGTCGATGGCAGCGATCATGTTCGCCGCAGTGACACCGTTGCTGGTCACCGCGTTGAAGTCCACGCCCTCCGTTAGCACCGTAACCGTGGCGTCCCGATGGGTGATGGTGATCGTGTCCCCGGCACCCTGGGTATAGTCCAGCACCTTGAACGTGCCTCGCTCACCGATCAATGCGCTGGCGCCCACCACCGTGTTCTTGTCGGCTAGCCCCGTATAGGCGAGCGCGCCTACGGCGGTCGTGTTGAGGTTCTGGGCCAATGCTCCCGCGCCCCACTGCTCCGAATTCGTGAACGCCCCTACTCCGGGTGCAGACACCGTTCCGTCAGCGAGAATTTCCAAGCGCGTGGTAAGCGCCTGAGGAGTGACACCAGAGGCAATTACAGTTGGTGTCTGCCAGGTGAACGTCGAAGCCGCGCCGGCGCCGGTGCCCTTGCCACTGGCGTAGATGATGCTCGACCCGCTCTTGTCTGCAGTCGTGATTGCAGAGGTGCCGTGGAAGGTGACGTTGGGGATGCTGCCGCCAAGGGTGAGCGCAGGATCGACAGTCACGCCGCTACCGATGTAGACCTCCTTGATTCTGATGTCGTTCCCCGGCCTGTCGCCGCCAATCACCAATTGGAACGCGCTCGTTGTAAGAGCGTCGCGGCCTATGGCAATGGAACTACCAACAGCCACGGCAGACGCGCCAATAGCCACCGAACTTCCGACCGACGCAGAGTCACCTCCGAAGGCCACCGCGTTGTCGCCTGCGGTCGCCGCCCTGCCGACCACGGTAGCGCGGTCCCCAGTGGTCGATGCTCCATTTCCGATTGCAGTCTGGAAAACCGCGGCACCGCCGATGTTGCTTGAGTTGCGCCCGATGGCTACGCCGCCCCTACGTGAGAGCGCGTTGTCCCCGATGGCTATATCCCCACCGGACTGTGAACCCAAACCATCAGGGAACGTGCTGGCTCCGTGTCCGATGGCAATGGGGCCATCGCCAGTGCTCCCTGGAACGTGAGCATTCGCCCCGACACCGATAGCAACCCCATTGTCTCGCGCAATAGCCCCGAAACCCATCGCAGTGCTTTGGTTGGCAGCCTCCGCATTGACTCCAACCACAGTGTTGTTCTGACTGACCGTGAATGTCGCAGTCCAAGCCGCGGGATCGCTGGTGGCAACAGCGGTCATGTCACCAAAGACATCAACGCGGTCGCCCGGAAACACCCCACTGCCGGCTGAGCCGGTGATCCCGCTAATTGTGTTGATCGCGGTACGGATGCTCTCGGCGGTAACGGCATTGGAGGTGGCCGCGGTGAAGTCGACGCCTTCGGTCAGGACCGTGACTGTGCCATCGGCCTGCGTGACCGTGACTGTATCGCCAACACCTTGGGTGTAGTCGATGACGGTGATCCGACTAGTAGCCGCTGCTACGGCTCCCGCACCGAACTGCTGACTGTTAGTGCCTAGTCCAGGGACAGAGAGGCGAGACGAGAACGTGGTGATGGACGCACCAAACACGGCCCCGCTGGAGAACGTGACACGACCGCCTGGCACCGCAGCGACCATAGGGTTGCCCACGGCGGAACCGGGCGCGACCAATTGCTTGACGTCGGGAGCCCCAGGCATATTGACTCCTAGAAGGTCTCGTAGATGAACGAGAGTCGATCAGTGGCGACGACCAGGTCGAACCCGGTCACGACTCCGTTCCAGAACAGCGTATCACCGGCCACAATTGCCGCATGAGCCTTGGCTGTAGTGCCACCGTCGCCGCTGAAGTAGCAGTCAGATGCAGCACGCTCGCCGTCACCGTTGGCCAACTTGTATGCGAAGAACTTGTTGAGGACAATCCCGACATAGCCACCAAGTGCGGGGGTGGCGGAGATCGTCAACGCAGTCGTGGATGCATCGCCGCTCGTGGTGGCAGGAGCAAGTTCTTTGTCAGTCGAGGTCGGCTTCGGGGAGCGGTGAACGTGATTGGCCCGCGCGAGACTGGTGCTCGCCCCTTGAGCGTTTGCGATGCCAACGTCAACAGGGGCCGCGGTGGCCGCAGTCAGGCTGGCGTCGCTACGGAGCATGGCCGATCCAGCACCCTGGGCGGGTGAGCCGGCATCGCTCTGCACACTAGTCCCCACCGGGGCCGCGGTGGCAGTCTGGGTCTGAGCGTCAGAACGCAGGAACGTAGTCGCGACCCCCTCCGCTGCCGCGGTGGCCTCTGACTTCGTCGTCACCGTGGGGGATACGGTGGTGATCCCGTGCTTGTGGTCAGAACGCGCACCCTTGGAACTAGTCCCCTCTGTGGCGCTGTCATCTGGCGCGATGCTCGTCGGGGGCCCACCAAGCTGTAGCTCGCCCCACGACTGCCAGATGATCGGGCTGCCACCTGCGCCTCCGATGGTCACTGGATCGTCGCTAGTCATCAGGTATCCGCGGTCGCCCTGCGTCGCCCCCTCGGACACCGTGGTGAACGAGCCCGCAGTGACCTCGGCGTCCTCGTCGTAGTCGGTGGCGCGGTCCCAGGTGTTGGCGCTGGTGCGAACCCAGATGCCGTTCTCGTCTTGGTTGGTCTGGTTCTTGACCAAGATCCTGTCACCATCAATGAGAGCAATCGTGTCGAGGGTGGTCGGCCCGGCGGTCCAGGTGAACTGGCCCCTGGCGCTTACCCCACCGGTGTTCACATAGGAGAACCCTGTGCCCTCAAGAGAGAGATCCTGTGTGGTTCCAGCGCGACACGAAGCCTTTGGGTCCAATCCGGCCGCACGAGCATCCACATATCCCCGCGTGGCCGCTGAGGAGGTCGCGGTGGGCTCCTTGAGGTTGGTGAGTTCCTGACCGCCCGCGTCCTGATCACCGGTCCAAACCTGGCCCCCGTCGGCTTGGAGGACGGCCTCTTCCAACTTGGCAAGAGTGATCGCCCCTGCGACGACGAGGGAGTTGAGCGTGGCGAGGTCAAAGACGCTGGCGGCGAACTTGGCCCGGCCAGCCGCGTCGGCACTCAGGATTCCGTTGGCCAATTTGGCGGTCGGGATACTGAGATCCTCAAGCTGCTTTCCACTAGGGAGACCGGGCATGGAGTTCTCCTATCCGAGCGTGAAGTAGAGAAGCTCTACTCGTTCACTGGTAACGAAGCTGAAGCCGGTCTCGATCCATGTGACGGTCTTGTTGTCGACACCACCCACGGTGATGTGTCCGCCCTCCCGGGTAAACCCGATACCGCGAGAAGACAAGATGATCGGACTTGTGAGGATTGGCTCCAAGTCCAAGACGAAGACAGTCTGTCCGTTGGTGGGAACGACTAGCTGCAACTTCGGGGTGCCGACGACGTTCGCCTCAAGGGCATCGAGTCGTCCGTCGAAGCTGTCGAGAAGATTGACCAGGTCTGGCGGGAGCGTGGGACCGCCACCAGTGGGATCCTCGGGGAAGCCGAGTATGCGACCGTCCACGGTCTGGTCGGTGTGGTAGACCGCAATCAGCTTGTTCGGAACCACTGGGGCGCTGGCTAGCTGGAACTGACTCTGGTTGGGCTCAGTGACCTGGGCACCGTCGAGCGCGGCACCGTTGAGAAAGACGACCAGTCGGCCAGGGTCGCGGGCGAACGTGGTCGTGAACAAGGTCGTGACCCCGTCGACCTGCGCCGTCAGTTCTTCTGGTTGCCACCCCACCTGGTCACTCCATTATGCGGTACCGCATAATCGCTGAGGGAGCCTAGGAGCCCCCGTGTTGATTACGTGCCCCTGGGGCCGTCCTGGGCGTCCGGGACCGTCTGGGGGCACCGGAGGCCGCCTGACGGGGTGCTCTCGTCGTCCCCCACCAGATGGGCCCCATTGACTTTGCCATTCAGTCTGACCGTTGGCGGGATCACCGCCGCCTCCTTCTGGTCATCCTCTTCGACGTACTGGACGAAGCGGTTGGCCGGCGCAGCCATCTTGGTCATCTTCTCCTGGAGTCTGAAGAGGCGGGAGTCAGGTGCGCCCCGGTTCTCCTTACTCCGCTTGGCCACCCTGGCCAAGTTGCTCCGAAGCTGCGAGCGTAGGTCGGTGAGTTCGCTGTCTTCGGGGATGGGGGTCGCTGTGGCCATGGAGTCACTCCTCTCAGTCGGCGCCTAGCGCCCTGATAGTCTCGTTGATCTCGCGGAAGAGGCCCTTGTTCTCTTCTCGCTCCCCCCTGAGTTGCCCCTCATATTCACCGCGCTGGGTCGTGATCAGCCCCTCGTAGTGGACCCGCTGCTTGCTCAGGCGACCATCATAGTCCTTGCGGATCAGGTCTTCTCGGGTCTGAGCATCGCTGGCCATGGTGGCGAGCTTTCCTGGAGTCTTCTCTGACTTGTCTGGGTCTGGATCGCCTTCGTAGTAAATCCGCTGCGCCTGGAGCTTCCTCCAGAGCACCACCAGACCTAGACCCAGAACAACCGCCATCGGCCCACTGGCGATCAGGGTGTTGATGAATGTCTCCACCGTCTCTCCGTCTGACCCGTTCCCCAGTTACCTGTTGTCCACCACTGCATCAACTTCGGTCTTCGTAGTCGCTGCCTTGACCTGCTCCTTGAGCGCCGTGCCAGAGTCGAGGTGCGCTCTCACGGTGAGCATCGCGTTGCCGTAGAAGTTGACGACGTCTTCCGCACCCACGAGATTGGTCGCGGACTTCGCGGCAACCGTAGATGATCCAGTCCCCTGGGCGGTCGCGGCAACCAGTGCCGAGGCATCGGTGTCAGCAGTGACCAGGTCGGCGACTTGGGTGGCGGTGGGTACGATCGACACCCCGGCTCCGTCGGTGCCGAACTCGATCAGGATTGCTCGGCCGGTAACCGTGATCCTGAGAGCAAGGCTCTCGTTACCGGATCCGGTCGCCCCGACCGAATGCTCCACCGTGATGTCGGCCTCGGTCGGCGATGCAACCTGCGACCTGTAGGCGACACCGCCGTCTGAATCCGCGCCGGCCGCGGTCAGGCCCGCGTTGCCCTGCAAGAAAATCGTCCCCGAGTCGTCAAGGAAATTCACTTCGACCGGGTAGACGAGTGCGTCTCTGCCCACCACCATTCCGATCCAGGTTCTCTGCGCATTCGGCGACAACGAGAACACTTGGCCGGAACCTTGCGGGTACGTGTGGCCCTGGGCGATCAGTTCCTGGGACCTTGCGTCAATCTCAAGGAACCGCTGCGTATTGAGTGCGCTGAGCCAAGCCACCTGATCGTAGTCGGCAAGCTGGGTGCCATCACCACTCGACTGCTGGTGGTAGTACGCAGGAATCCCGCGTGTCTGCGCTGTGTTCTGGGAGACAATTCCGTCTGGGCACGACGCGATTACCGTCGTAATTGCGGAATCCTGCGCCTGCGCCTGGGCAAGCGTCAGCACCTTGCTGCTGCATCCCAGAACGTCTCCAGCGGCATTCAGATAAGCCTGCACACTACCTCCAGAACTTCCCAGTCAGCCTGGTGCTGACGATCTCCACAGCCGCCCCGTAGTCGTCGTCGAGATTACCTGTCCCACCGTCCCTGAAATAGGACAGCGCCAAGATGGCGCCAGGGAGCGCGGTCGGAACCGAGAAGTTGAAACTAGTGAAAATCAACTCGTCCTGCTGCCCGCTCACCGACGTCACCTTCGCTTGGAGCGTCGAGGCAATCGTGCCATCAAGAACGTCACCCGCATTCAGGATCGCATGACGTAGTTCCAACTCAACGTCACCCGCTGTCGCGTCGGATGGCCGCCATCCGATCGTGAAGGTAAGCGGTCTTGACGTATCGAGACCTACAGGAATCGTCACTCGACCGCCACGCCCATCGAGGGTGTTGGCGGCGAACACGTTGTCTGCCGCAACAAGCTCGATGTTTGCGGCCAACTCAAGGTTGGTGTTGCTCACTCCAGCACCAGCGAGGTCGTCCTCTAGCTCGGGGTGCCACGGAATGGTCTGAGTCTTCTCAGCCGTACCCATGCGTTCAAGCAATCCGCCAGAGTTGATCTCTAGGCGACCAGCAGGATAAATCTTCGACTGCTGAAACGTTGGCGGAGTCGTCGGCGCCTGGCCGGTGATCCGCGCCCTGACCACGTAGTGAGTACTCCCGTAATTCGGCACCTCGTCCAGCACGTTGTCAGCCGCAACCCATGATCCGAGAAACGAGTCATCAAACCGCAGTTGGGTAGACAGATCATTGACCAGAACGTCGTTGGCGAAAACATCATGCGGATCGTCTGCCTCGGCCTCCATGACGTTGAACGCGACATAGGAAGTGCCGTTCCAGTGCTCCCAAACTATCGCCGTAGCAGGCCCCACAGCCTTAACCATTAGAGTGGCCAGGTTGTGCTTCAGACCTGGGAACTTGCGAGGCACGGCCCAGAGCAGTGCGTCTCCGACTGCTGCGCCCGCAGGGAACCCAAACTGTGAAGCCGTGGCCGAACGAGCCGCTGTGGTAACGCTCGTGAAACGTGACCCACTAGCAGCGCTGGCGTCGTACTGGTAGACCTCCTCGTCAAATGTGTAGCTGTTTCCGCCGCCGTGCGTCGACTCCATTGGAGCGTCGTACTTGCCCACCTGGAGATTGGTGAGCACCAGAAACGCTTCATCGCCCGGGACATCATCATCGAGCGCCGTGATCAAACTGGTTGACCCAGTAGCACAGTTGATGAACTCGCGACGAATGAACCCCGTCAGCTTCGCGGCCCCGGCCGCATCCTCGACCCACACGTCAAACGTCGTGGACTCGTTGGCCTCGACACTCCCGTGGATCTCCGAAGCACCCGAGACCCTGATCCCGTAGGCGTGAGCCCCTATGTGGACAGCGGCGGCATGAATCACTCCTCCGTTCCGCGCCCAGAGCCCGTTGGTCCCCCCAGACGACGCGTCATGCAATCCCTTCACTTGGATGTCGGCACCTACACCATCCGCCTCCAACAGCGTGGTGTGGGTGACTCCAGGTCCAACATAGAGATCGGAGACCACCGTCTCCGAACTTGCGGCAGTCTTGATTACCGACCCAACAGACCCAGACGTGATCGAGAACTCACGAACTCGGAACGACTCTCCGCCCGCGATACCTGACTCGTTCAGGCTCCCAAGGTTGCAGTTCGTTGACTTGCAGTCGTGGAGGTCGATGTCCTGTTCTCCGGCAGGGACATGGAACGCAGCACTGCCGGTGCCCGAAGCATCTCGGACCTGAAGCCCAACGACGTCCATATCGCCGGCAAGTTGGAGTCCATGGGAGCCCGGGTTGGTACAGAGCACCCGCGTGACCTCGTGCCGGCCTGGGCAATTGATCGACACGTATTTCTTGCAGACAACCGGATTGGACTCCGTGTAGTCGCCAGGATAGATGATGACCAACCAACGCTCGGTGGTTGTGGCGGTGGTGATCGCTGCCAAGGCCGCAGAGGGCAAAGTGAAGTCGCCACCACTCTTGGCCACCGTGGCGACCTGCAGCTTGGTCCGCTCCAACGCTGCGTCCACCCTAGCCGCAGCGAGGATGCCGACGACCTCGCTAGCCAGGTCAACCAACACCCCCCCTGGTCCGAGAGGATCGGCAAGGTCGGCGCGTGTGAAATCAGACTGACCAGTCACCTATCCCCCACTCCGATCCATGAACAATCGAACCAACGTGTCTCCGTCCTGGAGATTCGTAGGCGGATTTGTCATCTGGACCTTGATCCGACTCACCATGTCTTCACGCGTAATCACGTTGGTCTTGTTGACTAGCGCTGGATTCGATGTAGCTGGGTTGGTGTCAAAGAACTCGCCGTTGCCTACGTGGTACTGGAGGTTGAACGTGGGATCGTTGAACGGACCAGCACCAATCGTCTTTGGGACTATGTGAATAGTCCATCTCGAAGCCCCTGCGGGAATGGCAATCTCCTTCTCGATGGTGCTGCCTACACCTGCAGCGATGATGTCGGCGTTGGGAATGTCGAAAGCCTTGACGAACTCCACAGCCTACCTCCTTGAGCCGGACGGCTTCGGCTTCCCATAACACAGCTTCTTGAGAGAGCGAACCTTGGAGTCGAACTCGCGGCATTCCGAGTTCAGATACTCCACCATCAGGTCGTAGCCCTCTTGCTTCGGGTCCGCGAACATGAACACGAACTTGCCGCCGCCGCTCTCTCCCCTGTCGGCTAGGCGACTCCCCAGGAGCTTCAGACCCCGCATGTGGACGAACGCTGCCGTCCCAAGGTCCGAAGTCTCCCAGGGCTCGTCAGGTGCTGCCACTACTTGCCCTTCTTGGACTTCTTCTTGGTGGCCTTGCTCTTGGTCTTCTTCCTGCGGGGCTTCGTCGCCTTGGCCTTGGGCTCCGGGGTCTCCTCGACGCTGGCCAACGCCTCCATCTCGGCCAGGTCGTCCTCGTCCGCGGTCTCCAGGTAGCCGCCCTTCAGCTTGGGCTCGTCGCTGTCCGCGGCCTTGTCCCAGTCGCCGTCGGAGACGTCATCGGACAGGTCCAACTCGTCGTCTGGCGCTGCCGACTCGGCCTTCTTCTTGACCT